CTTCTGCCCTCAATACTTGTACCATCAACTCTTAAAAAATCATTATCAGCAACACCACTTGTTGCAACTAATACATTACCATTTGATATACCAGTTGATAAGGTGGCAGTTGTTGTTATTGCAGTTCCATTAAGTGTAATAGCATCTGCCTCTAATGTACCATCAAAGTCACCATCTACTGCATCTATGTTACCCTTAAATACTGTGGCAGTAACTGTGCCACTGCTTGGATTGTAAGTTAAATTACCATCCATCTCCAAACCTACATTACCAGTGCTAGATGTAGCATCTTCAACAAATGTAATTAAATTTTCTTCGTTAGTGCTTTCATTGTCTGTCACAAGCACATGAGATGAGTTTGTTGCATTAGTTGCATTTGTAACTGTTACACCTGCAATAACTGTGTTTAATGCAGTTCCGTTTACTGTTATTGCATCTGCTTCTAACGTACCATCTACATCTACATCACCAGATATATCTAAGTCTGCCATAACTGCTGTGCCAGTTATAGTTGGAGCAGTTAATGTTTTGTTTGTTAATGTTTGTGTAATATCTACAGCAACCAAATCTTGTGTGCCACTATCTCCACTATCAGGTAGCCTTAATGTATTTGCTGCAGCAGCAGAGTGTGGCTGTGGTTGTAATGTTTGATAATGAGCATTTGAAACCTCACAATACATTCTTAAAGATGCTGGTGATCCACTATTAGATTTAAAAGCAATTACACCACCTTCAACTGTAAGATCATCACCTACAGATAAGTCTGCACCTAGTGTTGCATTACCACTTGCATCTAAAAATACTGATTTTGATGCAGGTATTGTACAAAAGATTGTTTTTGTACCAGCACTAAAATTAACTGCACTATCGCTATTTGAGCTACTGATAATTGTAGTTCTAGCTAAAGTGCTAGAGTCGCTATTCAATGTTCCTAGACCAACTTCAAACTCTGATGTGCCAGGTAGTGTAACTGCGTAGTATGTAGTATTACTGTTTCCGACACCAGCAGCAAAAGTTTCAAATCCAGTAACTGCACCAGCTAATGTAAGTGTGCCAGTACCAGTTGTGGTTGTAGTTTCTTTTACTCTGTCGTTTAATACTAATGCCATTATTTAAGCTCTATTGTTAAGTTACCTGCATTAATTCTAAATATATCACCACTTGCTATTGCCTTACTTGCATCTAATGCACCTATAAATAATACATTACCACCAGAGCCAACTACATCTAAACTAGCACTAGCTGCTGTTGTTACAAAGACATGTGTGATTGTATTATTAGTTCCACCAGATGCTGGAAATTCTATATTAGAGGCATTTGTACAACTCTGTGTATCAGCAGATTCTGCTGTCAATGTCCACCCAGAAGCTGCAACTTGCTGTCTTGCATAGTTTGTAAACGTAGCTTCTGTTATAGATGGATCTCCAGATTCACCAGTTGAGTCATTAAAATTTGATACTGCTGTTGCTAATCCGACATATATACCATCTCCAGGTGAACTAAACGATGCTGCGTTGTTTTTGAAAATAAAACTTAAAAGTCTATTTTCCAAGAAGGTGGTTGCTGCATTTGCTGTTGCCATTTTCTACTCCTATGTTCTCGGTCTCGATGGCAGACCAACTCTATAACCATCTGTGTTTTCTCTTGCCTCTCCAAGATCTTTTACTCTTTCTAGGTATTGTGTGAACAATCCATTATAATTTTGTATCACATCTGGCTCACCTTTCATAAAAGTATAAGCCTCTACAAGAGATCCGTAAAGTAAAGCAAAAGGTGCATTAGTGCTAACCCATGTTGTACCACTGTCAGAACCTGCCGTTAAACTGGCTGGTCTGTAAAAATAATTTAATTGTATTGTGTAATTACTATTTGGTGTAGGTGCTAGAATAAAGTTATCTTCATCAAATCTAGCATAATATTTTGGTAGCCCAGTTGTTGTTGAAGCTGGTGTGTATTCTCTTAAAAAGTTTACATCCTTTTGCAACAAAAAACTTTCTGAACCAGATGTAGTTATTTGTAAAGAAAAAGATGCTAGATAATCAGAGGGCACTGTAAGAAACTCGTCTGATGATGTTAACGCACTTGTTACATTTTTTCTAAAATAATCTAGATCTACGCTTTTTAGTATCTTTTCTTCGGCAGCTTTTACAAAGTTAGGTATGTTGTTTACAAAAGTTGTTTCTGAATTATCAGTATAATCTTGTATTGCTGTTGTTAATGTCGCTTTTGTAAAACTCATTTATGTCCCCAATGTTACAGGTCCAGCAGTGACAGATCCTCCACCACCTCTTATTCCTCCAGTTGTAGCAGTACCACTACTTGCTGTAAATGTATATGTATTATCATCTACTTTGGTTATAGCATAACCAGATGAATTATTCAAAACAGTTGCTGTAAACCCATCAAAACCAGTCGCATCTCTAAATCTAACAGTGTCACTTGTTGATCTACCATGTGATGGTTCTATAACTGTAATAGATGCACTACTAGCTGTAGATAAAAACGGATTCAGTCCTAACAAGTTTTCTACAGACACTTCTGTTCTTGAGTCAGGTCTTGGCTCGTATAATGCTGTTGGATCTGGGCCTGGATAATTAGGCTCTAGTTGTGGATGTTTAGGCTCATACTCGTCTGGACCTACCTTAAGACCATTCCATTCTTTTCTCATCTCACGCAAACGATAACGAAAGCCAGACCGATCTGAATATCCGTATGCCTTTTTACCACTTGCGTACCTAGCCATTAGTACCTCAAGTATGAAATATTAGGTGTCAACTTCAACGGTGTACTGTTTGCATCTTCTGCCGCGGCTCTTTGAAACTCTTCTTCATATATGGCTTTTAGTATTTGTATTCTATCTGGTGCTTTTTTAATTGATATATAATAAGCAAGTCCAGCAGCCATACAAGGTAAGAACCTAAAAGGTGCGTCTGTCGTATTTACCAAAGCATCTGCATCTTGAATACGTCTTACATAATAGTAAACAAGAGTATAAGAAGCGTCTGGTGTAGACCAAAGAGTTATTGTGGGTGTTGTTTGTCTATCAAAAAAGTATTGACTTGGCTGTCCAGTATTACCTTTATTTGGTATTCTTAAATACTCACCACGACTCATTTGTGTAAGCGTAAAGTCAACATTGTTACTGTTTCTTAAGACAACTTCTAGTAAATCTACAAACTCACTATCCAATGTATATGTAGCTGTGCCAGACGAAACTGCTTTTGTTTCTTGTGTTACCGTCCACATGTTTAATCCTCTATTTGCCCAATCAGCAAACATAAGATTTAAGGAACGTCTAGCAGTTTTAGCATCATAGCCAGTTCTCATCTCCAAGCCACATCTTTCGTATGCCTCTTCGATAAGTTCTCCTACATCTAAATCAAAATCTCTTGAGCTTGAAGTTGCCACTAGACTTTACCACCTCTTCTCAACTTTTTAACACCAGCATCTCCTTTTAAGGTGATACCTTTTTTACCTTTACCAGCTTTTAGATTACGCTTTTGTGCAGGTGTTAATTTCATGCTGGTGTATTTACCAGACTTAGCCATCATTGGTCTTCTAGCAGTGCCACCACCCATTAATTTTTTAACGCCAGCATCTCCTTTTAAGGTAATGCCTTTTTTACCTTTACCTTTTTTAAGTTCCATTTTTTGTCGTGGTGTTAACCCACTTGGTTTTTTAGCCATCATTTTCTCCTTTTTCTAGTTAATGATTTCACTCTTCTAGGTTTACCAGCTGGTTGTCCTAATCTTTTCTTCTGTGCTATCCTACTACGTTTTTCAGTTGCTGTCATCTCTGATGCTGTCTTTGGTGTTTTTTTAGAAATACGTTTCGTTGGTCTACAATAAGGTGTGCCTCTTTTTTCACCCTTTTGACGACCACAAGGTTTACCAGTTCTTTGATCTTTCCAGTCTTCCTTGAACCATCTTTTGAGTGCTAAACCAGCTTTTGTTTTTCTAACTGCCATTATGCGTACTTTGTCTTTTTTCTTCTACTTGACA